TATAATTCCGTTGTAAAGGACAACGTGAGGTGAGAGTCCTCATTTAAGTTTTTATTTTGCTTTTGTTTTAAGTGACTATCCCGGTGTGGCTTGACCGCCTATCCGGGAGCAACTTTGTTGACCTGCTTGCCTGGTCTGTGAAGATGGGGTGGGTGAACATGGGCGTTCGGTGTAATGGCTAACACACCTCATTCGAGGAGACTGGCGGTTCGAGCCCGTCAACGTCCACAACCCAAGAGAGGGCTATTTAGTAGTTTTGTCGTGTTTTATTTTTTGTTTGTGTTTCAAGGTGAACGGTTTGTGAAAATAGTTCACCTATTCTGGGAACGTAGCTCAGTGGATAGAGCACCGTGTGTGGTGGAAGGTTGAGAGTTCGATTCTCTCAAGTAGATTCTTAGCTTAATGGGAGAGCACCACAAGCGGCGGTCGGTGGTTCGAATCCATCCGTTTCTACAAGCCTTTATGAGAGAAAATCCGCTTTTAGTCCGAGAGTAGGGCGAAGATAGCGCAGGGAATCATCCGCGCGGCATCGGTTAGCCGTTGACTCTATCTGAAAGGTAATGCGAAATCGGATAGGATTAGGAGTATTTGTCGTTTGCGCCCCGGAGAATACGCTTCGGGGCTTTCCTTTGGCTATTTTTTTATTAACCACTTTAATATTTTCTATTATGGGACTTATCAAAAGACCTAACGAGCTGACCGTTAAGACTACCTTGTCAGCACTGATTTACGGCCAACCTGGCATGGGAAAAACAACTCTTGCATTATCGGCTCCCAATCCGGTATTGTTCGATTATGACGGCGGTATTCACCGTGTCAATGCCGCCCATCGTGTACCGACCGTTCAGATTACAAGCTGGGACGAGACGAACCAGGTACTTTCGTCCGAAGAAATCAAGGAGTTTTCCACTATTGTGATTGATACTGCCGGAAAGATGCTTTCTTTCATGGATAAGGCGATTATGGCAGCGAATCCGAAGATGAAGAAAGTGGATGGTACCCTTTCCCTGCAGGGTTATGGAGTACGTAAGAACATGTTCATCAACTTCGTTAATCAAGTCACACTCATGGGCAAGTCTGTTATCTTCGTGGCTCATGAACGGGAGGAGAAAGTAGGCGACGAAAAACAGATACGTCCGGAGATTGGCGGTTCGTCCGCAGGTGACTTGATTAAGGAACTGGATTTGGTTGGTTACATGGAAGCTATCGGTAAGGACAGAACGATTTCTTTTGACCCCTGCGAGAAGTTCTACGGGAAGAATACTTGTAATCTTCCTTCACGTATCAAAATTCCCGTAATCATTGATGAGTCTGGTACCGTAACGGGTGAGAATGATTTCATGACGAAAATCATCAGTACTTATAAGGAGTATCAGACGAAGCAGACGGAACTATCTTCCGAATATGATGCGGTTCTTGATGCTATCCGTGACGCAGTGGAACAAGTGACTGATACACAATCTGCCAATTCTGTTCGGGAAGCTTTAGATACCATGACGCATATCTTTGACAGCAAGGTACGGGCAGGCATGATGCTCAATGAGAAGTGCAAGAGACTTGGCTTGAAGTTTAACAAACTCAGCAAAAGGTATGAACCAGCAGCCTAAATACAGATTCTACCCGTCACTGCTCGATAAATTCGAGCAATATTTGCGGGCTGATGAGCAGGTAGAGAGCTTCTGGAATGTCGATAATGAAACGGGAGAATACAAGAAAAGTCCGGAAGAAATTGAAGCGGAGCTGAAGCAAAGCCTACTTGATGCGATAAACCGTGTCCCGTTTGAGAGTGAGGCAGCTGATAAAGGAACGGCCTTTAATGCTGTTATAGACTGCTATATCCACAAGAAAAAGCATATACCAAGCGAACGGGAGCCATACACCATTATCGGTGATGGAGAAACGAATACCATTCAGGTATATTTTCCTGCTACTGATATCGCGCCAGAGCGTAATTTCTTATTTGACCGTAGCTGGTGTATAGAGCAGTCGAAGTATTTCTCCGGTGCATTGTCCCAAGTCTTTGTGTCCGCAGTCATTCCCACTCGTTATGGTGAT